GGTAGCTAGGTGCAAGGTATGGATAGCTTCTAAAGTACCCAAGACCGTTAGTCCATACTGACCAGTAGTTAGCAGCACTCAATAGGTCATTGACAATGTTGAGCTTGGTTGCGTTTGCATCCCAAGTGATAGCACTAGCCAATACAAGGCTTGAAGGGTCAATAGCTACCTTGGTCTCTCCCGTGGACTGAATGACTTCAATAACCTTGGCAATGATGTTGGTTCCAGCAGCTACCGTATACATACCTCCGAAATTGTCACCAGCAAGGATTGAGGTCTTGTCCAAGAGGTCAACCTCCATGGTTACAGACGTACTGTCGTAGTTCTCAGAAGGGATGCTAGGAACAGCAGTAATCAAAGGTTCGTTGTTGTAGGACACACGTACACGAGAATGCAACCAATCAATATCCTTGGTCTTGGTAAGGCTGATTGAGCCTTGACCCTTGACGTTGGCAGACACACTAAAGTCAAGGCTTCCACCAGCAGCAATGTTTGTGAGATTGCCCATGAATCTGTCTTGGTTGTCTAGAAGCTCGTACTTGAACTCTTCTACGTAGCTACTCTGCATAGTCAATCTCCGTAAGGGTTGCTGATACAGAAGCTAGATTGCCCTTATCACCTGTTGTCTTAGCATCATGGCTGATTGAGACTTCACCAATGGACACAAAGCTCCTACGTCCCATTGGGTCACGGTAGACAAGTGGAGCAGGCAAGTCTGCAATGTCTTCAAAGGCTGTCCATTCTCCAAGTTCACTACCGTTGTTGATTCCCTCAACATTGCCTGAGAGCTTGTAGGTACGGCTCCTAGAGCTTCCTAGGAACTCCACAGGCTTAGTGCGTCCTGCAAACTGGTGCAAGACCTTCTCACGCTGTACAGACTCTTCTACAGAAGGGTTACCAAGTAGACGTGCTACCTGAGCAAATCCATTACCACCATTGATGAACACCCATGGTGTTGCTGTGCTAACTACGTAATCCTCAGAGATTGAGCTTGTAGGAATAGCTGACCAGACAACAACTGTGTAGACAACGTTGGTGTTAATAGCTGGCACGTAGTCAATGGTTGAGCTAACAGGATTTAGGTTGTCAGCAATCAAGACACCATCCCTGAACACCTGAGCATAAATAGGGTCAGCCTGACCAATAGCAGGAGCAGGAGTAACAATGTCCATGGTGGAGCGTCCATACTCAGGCTCAAATGCAATAGTGAGTGTTCCTGTTGGTGGGTCAACAAAGTCAGTGGTGTATGTCCTAGAAGCAGGAGCAGACCAAAGGCCAGAACCATCCTGAGCTTGAACAGTAACTACATAGCTTGTGTCATTGGCTAGAGCAGTCTTGAAGGTGCAAGTTGTCTCTGTGCTTCCTGTTAGTTCCTCTAGCTCCTGACCAGCCTTAGACAAGGTTGCTACCCATGAAGCCTGTGCTGTGCTCTCAGGGTCATAGAACGTCCATCCCAGAGCTAGAACAGCAGTAAGGCTTAGAACAGTCCCTACAGGGCTGTTGATGGTCACAGAAGGTGTTGCAGAGGCTGTGACAATCTGGCTAGCTGACCAAGCACCAAAGCTTGCATAACCACCCTTGGTCCTTACCTGTAGTTCGTAGGAGTGACCATTGGTAGGAGTAGTGAAGGTGTGAGTTGTCTCAGTGGTCTTTGTGTAGGTAGTCCATGTGTTTGCACCAAGGATGCTAATACGTGCCTCAGCAGCAGTTTGAATGGTTGAGTCAACAGAGTTGTGAACCCATGTAATAGCTACCTGTTCTAGTGCAGCGTCATAGACGAGCTTGCTAGCAACAATCGTAGGAGCTAGGGGAGCAGTCAATAGCTGCACAACACCAGTGGTTGCATAATCGCTGTTACGTGTGTTCACAGCCCTTACACGGTATTGGTGTGTCTGTGCTGTATTAACGCTTGAATGTGTGTAGCTCGTTGCTGTACCAGCCAAGCTAGCAATTGCAGCACCATCCCAGACACCATTAGCAGCGTGCCAAACTTCTACAAGAGTTGAATAGGTAGCCTTGTTAGTCCAAGTGACTGTAATGCTTGTGCCTGACTTGCTGGCAACAGCATTGATAGGAGCAGCAGGAGTTGTGTTGACGTATCCACTCCATGTGGAACCTGAAAGAACGCCTAGGTTCACAGCAGCAACGGCATAGCAGTAACGTCTGTCAGCAATGGTTGTGAGGTCTTGGTAAGCAACAGTGGTACTTGCAAGAGTTGCAATCTGGTTCCATGCATTGCCTACATTGTCCCAACGGTAGAGGTACACGTAGGAAGCAACAGTTGTGTTGTTGGTCCAAGCTACGTTGATTTGACTGTCAGAGACATAAGAGGCTGATACACCACTAGGAACAGTTGGTGTAGTTCCATAGCTACCTGAGGTTACATATCCTGAGTACCCGCTCACATTGCCAGCACGAACACGATAGATGTAACGGTTGTTAGCAACGGTGCCTGCATCACTCCATGAAGTAACAGCACCAAGGGTTGCAACAACTGTGTAGCTGGCTCCTGCATTGGAGCTACGTTCTACGTATACGTTTGTGTAGGGAGCGCTAGCAGTTGAGTTGTTAACCCATGCAACGTTGAAGCTTGTATCTGATACACGAACAACAGAGATACCACTAGGAGCAGCAGGAGCAGCATATGCACGAGCAGGGTAAGTAACGGTGTATGTGTTGCTCAGAGTTGAGCCTGCATAGTCAACACCTGACAATGAAGCTGAGAAGTCATGTGTAGAAGTGGCACCATACGTAAGGGTGCACCAAGTAGCGCTAACGGTCTTGATACGTTCTGTACCACTACCGCCAACGTTAAGGTTTGACCATGAATCGTCTGTGATAGCTCCACCAGATACAGATAGCTTGTTGGTGCTGTCAGAGATGTTTACAGAACGGTAGATTTCTACTCTTGGGTCTGTAATCCTTGCCTTGCTACCATCGCTAGATAGCTCGATTGCGTCATAGAAGCAACCAATCTTTACACCGTTATGACTAGCTCCCCAGTCTCCTGCCATTACACACCAGCCTTAATCTGTCTGTTCATCTTGTTCATAATTGCCTTGAACTGCTCTCCCTCTTCTGGGGTCAAGTCAATTTCCACACCGTCAATGTAGTATTGGTTAACTGTTCCACCAGCCCTAACGGTGTCTAGAGCTAGGTTGCTATCGAAGTTGCCAGTAACAGCCTTGTTCAATGAACCCATGGCCTTAGTTACTGTGCTTACGTTATCTGTAATACCGTTGGCTAGACCCTGTACCAAGTAGTCTCCGTATCCAGCCATGACAGTTGAAGGGGACTTGATACCGAATAGACGCTTGATGAAGTCCAGAACGTTACCTACCCATGATTCAATCTTGCCCTTAATCCATCCATAGCCATTGCTGATACCGTTCCAAAGTCCTTGAACGATGTTGCCACCAGCAGACTTGAGCCAACCAACAGCACCATTGAAGATGCTGTCAATCTTGGAATCAATACTGCCAATCCATGTAGCTACGGTTGTCCACATTGTCTTGATACCGTTGTACAAACCAGTAAGTACGTTGGTTCCAGCATCACGTAGCCAGTTAACGGCAGAGTCAAAGAATCCCTTAATCCAACCCGGTACCTTGCCAAACCAATCCATAATCTTTGACCAGTTGTTGATGATGAGTCCATAAGGGCTGTAGTTCCACACAAGCTTGATGTAATCCCAGACCTTGCCTAGAAAGCCCATGACAGCACTCATACCCGTCTGGAAAGCTCCCTTGATTGCTTCCCATGTCTTACCCATGGCATCTGAGAATGCAGCCCATGCAGCCTTACCTACTTCTGTCTGTGTGAAGAAGTACACAAGTCCTGCTACAAGAGCGATGATGGCAATGATGATGATTCCAATAGGGTTCATAGCTAGAACTACATTGAATGCAGCCTGAATAGCTGTAGCAGCAGTAGTGATTGCTGTCCATGCAGCCATAGCACCTGTCCAGATGGCAAAGCCAGCAGCAATGGTGCCAATGACAATACCTAGAGGGATGAGCCATGCAGCGTTGTCCTGAATCCACTTACCAAAGCCTGCAAGAGCAGGAATAACAGTGGTAACGATGTAGCTACCAAATCCTTGCAATGCTGGAACGATGTTGGTCTTAATCCAGTCACCAAAACCCTTGATAGCTGGAAGACCTTCCTTCATAAACCAATCACCAAGGGTTAGCAATGCTGGGAGCACGAATGAAAGTACATCTTCTGAGACAGCACCGATAGCGTTCTGTACCTTTGCCCACATACCTGCCGTTGTCTTACCAGCAGCTACAGAGCTTCCTGCTACCTGTCCATTAACAGCCTTGAGGATGACAGCCTGAGCACCAGCCATGTTGCCCTTAGCCTGCATGGTCTTGATTTGTTCCTTCTCTTGGTCAGTGAATGAAACACCAACCTTGGATAGAGCAGTCATACCCTTTGTAGGGTTGTCCAATGCCTTACCCATCATGTTTGAAGCACCTGCCATATTGGCACCAGCTAGAGAACCCTTGTTCATCCATACAGCTAGGTCAGCAGCAGAAGTGGTTGCCTTATCAAAGTTGGCACCCTTAATGTTCTTGAAGGTTAGAAGTACGTTCTGTCCTTCTGTGACAGTCTCAGCTTCCATACCTGTTAGACGCTCGAACTTGTCAGCGAATGTAGCTACCTGTCCTGCTGACCTACCAGCAGCTCCACCAGTTGCCTTGATAACTGCCGCTGTATTGGCTCCTAGGGTTTCTGCACGCATCATGTCCTTGATGGTTCCAGCAGCCCAAATACCAACACCAGCAGCTAGAGCTGCACCACCAAGCATCAATCCCTTGGACATAGAGCTAAGACTGTTCATGCCTTGCTTGAACTTGGCTGTATCCGCCAAAACTGAAACGGTAATTGTCTGTCCAGCCATCTTGGCTCCTTCCTATGTTTAGTTCCTAACCTGTGCAACGAGAAGACACAGGCTAGGAAGTTCTGGTATTACTTCTGTGCCTTGTTATAGGCAGCTATAATCTCGCTTGCTTGATTGGGAGTTAGCTCCCAAAAGTCTGTAGGTGACATTCCTATGCGTGCCACGAACACAGCTAGTTGCTTGTCTCTAGCCTCACTTGCTTTTCGAAGACTCCGATACGGCAGTCTGGAAATCGGCAACGATGTTGCTTACCTCTTCCATATCCATATCTAGTACGTCAGAGAACTTAGCCTTAGGGTCTTCCCTACGCTTTACGACGTATGCCATAGCAGCAAGCAACATTGCCTTAGGAGAGTCTTCACTCTCGAACTGTGTTGCACTCAAACCGCTTAGCTCTTCTACCTTGGCAATCTCGCCAATAGTTAATGCCTTCATCTCGTTTATCCTTACGTTAGTTCGTTCTTCTTGAGAATGTCCCCAATACCATCGTTCAAAGCGTTGAAGATAGAGCTTTGCTCGCTCTGCAATGCCTGTGTGATGAATGGCTGTGCCTCAATATTGTGCTGAGGCCATCCGTAATGGATGACTCCTGCATAGGGTGCTCTTGCACCACCAGCACGCACTACAGCTTTTGTCTTTCCTCTACCAGCTCTTATAGTCCCTGCAAGAGTTCCTGTGATGCTTGGAGGAGTGGAAGCCTTAACCACAATCATGCCAATTGAATGCATGAGGTCTTTCATATCCTGAGTGTCAGCACCAGCCTTGGAGAGAGCACGCATTGACTTGCCTAAGCCTTCAATGCGTACCCTTCCGTCTCCATCACCAATGTTGATTACGTCAGCCATTGTCAGGCAGTTACCTTTACAACCTCGCCAGTAACCTTCCATTCGAAGTCAAAGCTCCAAACGTCTTCACCAGCGTCACCACCAATAGCAGGCTTAACACCAATCTTCACATTGCCTGTGAAGTGAGGCTGTGCGACAGATGCAATTGCATTGCCATGACGTGCCATGACAAATGGAACCTCTGTGCCTGTGTTGTCCCAAACCATGTTCCAGAAGCTATCTGCTTCGTCATCCTGTGAAGATGTACCCTTCATGGTCCATTCATAGGAGCCACCAGCAGCAGCGTCAGCAAAGGTAACGAACTTGCTGTCAGCCTCTGCCTGCTCTAGACGAATGGAGGTCAAGTGAGTCTTGTACTCAACGCTATCGATTTCGATAGTAAGAGCGTTACCCTTGATTCGTGCCATTTCTTAAATCCTTACGTAGTTGTAGATTTTGAGGTCAATCGCTACATAGACAGCGTTGTTGGCATCCTGTGCATAAGGCTTGGATACCTGTTCAACGCTGTACTTGCTGTTGACCAAAGACACGATTGCATCCTCTAGAGTTGCGTACAGCTTTTCCGTAGCTACCGCGTTATCTCCTGTTGGAGTAAGTAGAGTGATTTCCCAACGTGTCTTGAACTCACCAAAGGAGCCACCAGACTCCATGAATGGTGAACCTGCCTGTACTACTGCAATTGGTGGAGTAATACGATTAGGGAGGAATGGGAATGCTGTAAGACCAGCATCCTTGAGAGCTTGTGCTATGTCCGTAGCAACTGTCATTAGTTCGCTCATGCAAGACCAAACCCAACGAAACGCTTAAGCAATGGGTAGGCTCCGACCATTGGGTCACGAGCTACACGGATTGCACTACCGTCCAAGGTTGTGAATTGCATGACACCGTTAGGAGCACTCCTACGGTGGAAGAGTTCGCTACCAACCTCAAGGTACGCACGCTCAAGCAC